GTGGACAAATATTTAAAGATGATGAAGGTAACATTTTAAACATTCCATCTTTAAAGAATGATCAGGAAAAAATTAAACATATTGCAGAGGTTGCTGCATATCATGGAGAGCCAGATGGTGAAGCCGCTTGGATTCCAGGCGTTGGAAGAGTTTCGGAAGAAGAGTATCAGCAGGATCTTTACTTAATGAAAGATGGCCAAACGCCATATGGAGATACGGGAGCGTGGAGAGATGCAGGAAGAGCAACAAGAGCAATTGATCAGGGGCGTTAGTCTTTCAAGAAACACGTCTGAAAAACTTGTCCCAGAAGTTGATGATTTTAATCAGCCTATGCAAAAGATGCTGGAACTTTCAGATCTTTCACAAAACTTTAAAAGAAATGCAAAAAGAAAAATTGACAAGTCTTTAATAACAGTTAGTGGTCAGGTTGTAAGATCAGACGACAACCAGTATTCTGGAGAAAATACAACATCTAATCAAATTATTCCAGATAAGTTTGGGTACGGAATTTTTGACGTAGTAGAGCCACAATATAATCTTTATGCATTGTCAAAGATATATGAACTTTCTGCTGCAAACTATTCAGCAATTAATGCAAAGGTAGCAAACATTGTTGGTCTTGGATACGACCTAAAGCCCAGTTTAGCCGTAACGCAAAAAATGGAAGAGTATACGGTTACAGAAGACCTTGCAAGATATAGAAAGAATATTGCAAAGGCAAAGGCTAGAGTGGTTGATTGGCTAGAGTCAAGGAATGATGAAGACACTTTTACAGCAACTCTGACTAAGGCGTATGTTGATGCTGAGTCAACTGGTAATGGATATATTGAGATTGGCAGAAAAGCCGATGGTGAAATTGGATATATTGGGCACATCCCCGCATCAACAATGCGTGTGAGAAGATTAAGAGATGGGTTTGTTCAAATAGTTTCTGGTAAGGCAGTATTTTTTAGAAACTTCCAAGACACAACAAGCAAGAACCCTGTCACTGTTGATCCGCGTCCAAATGAAATTATTCATATAAAGAAATATACTCCAACTAATACTTATTATGGAGTGCCAGCAATTGTTGCCGCTAAGAATGCAATGGCAGGAAATGAGTTTTCTTCAAGATTCAACTTAGAATACTTTGAGAACAAAGCAGTTCCAAGGTACATCTTTTGGCTAAAGGGTGCAAAGATGAGCCGCGAGGCAGAAGAGAGACTCTTCGAGTTCTTCCAAGGTAATCTTCGTGGCCAGAACCACAGAACAGCAATTATTCCGCTGCCACCAGATACTCCAGATAACAAGGTAGAAATGAAGATGGAGCCTGTTGAGTCTGGAATACAAGATTCATCTTTCACTCAATATCGTAAATCAAATAAAGAAGAAATTCTTATGGCACATAGAGTTCCAGTCTCTAAAGTTGGTGGCTCAGAGGGTATTGGTCTTGCTGCTGCTAGAGAAGCAGACAAGACATTTAAAGAACAAGTATGTAGACCAGAGCAGGATGCGCTTGAAAAGAAGATTACAAAAATCATTCAAGAAAAAACAGACATCTTTAAGTTTGAGTTTAATGAATTAACATTAACCGATGAAGAAACACAATCTAAGATTGACGAAAGATATCTAAGAATGAAAGTTATTGTTCCAAATGATGTAAGGCCAAGACTTGGACTGTCTAGTCTTGCAGATGGAGATACTCCCGTTCAATTAACTGGACAGCAAGCGGCAGAAGCAACAGCACAAGCAACTGGAAACAGGCTTAGAGATCAAGAGCGTCAAGCAAACTCTTCAGACAATAATGGTACTGGAAGAGCAACAATGGGTGACGGCAGACAACAGCAATAAAATAAACTAAAATAGGGATATAATATAGATATCATGACAGAAATTATTAAGGCGCATTTTAGCAGCACTGGAGACGACATTCGTTTCAGTATGCCAATTGCTAAAATAGACCAAGAGCGCAGGACCGTTTCAGGGTTTGCTACCCTAGACAACATTGATCGCCAAGGCGACAAGTTAACTCCAGAGTCATCAAAGGAAGCCTTTTCTAATTTTCGTGGAAACGTAAGGTTAATGCATCAACCAATTCCTGCTGGGAAGGTTCTTTCCTTTAAAGAAAACACATTCTATGATCCCAAAACCTCTAAAACATATAGTGGAATTTTTGTGGACGCTTATGTTTCTAAGGGTGCGGAAGATATTTGGCAAATGGTTTTAGACGGAACACTAACAGGGTTTTCAATTGGTGGAAGAATCATGGAGTCAGAGCCAACTATTGACAAAGAAAGCGGCGAGTCTATAAGACTTGTTAAAAAGTATGAACTAATGGAACTCTCCCTTGTTGACAGCCCAGCAAACCAGTTTGCAAATATTCTTTCTATTCAAAAGTCTAAAGATGGAGTCACAACTTCTGGTATTGCTACGGAAGTTTCTGTACAAAATATTTTTTGGTGTGACTCAGACACTGTTGCTATAGCGAATAAAGCAGAAGATCTTTCTTGTCCAATGTGTGAGTCATCAATGACTCAAATAGGATGGATTGAAGAAAACGATATGGATCAGATCGGTAAGGTCGTTGATTCCTATTTCTCTAAAAAGATGGTACATGTAGATGAGGAAGAAAAAATCAAAAAGCGCACAGTGGTGGAAAACCACCCAGATTGTAAAGGTGGTGCGGGACTCGTTGATGATAATGGAAAGTTAATTTCCTGCTTTGCTTCTAAAGAAGATGCAGAAGCACATAGTCTAGGCATGTCCTCTGAAGAGGATATGGAAATGTCTGAAAAAGAAGTAATAACTTCTGAGAACACTCCAAATAGAAATGCCACTCAAGGCAATCGCGGCGGGGTTTCTGAATCCCTTAGACGTAAAAAGAAAATGAAAAGAATGTATAAGGTTGCAGCAGGAGAATTATCCTCTGGAGACTTTGTTGCTTATGCAGTAAACAAAGACCCACAACCACTCCAATACGCTAAAGGAAAAGTAGAGTCAATCAAAACTTCTGGAATGGTGAATGTTCGAGGAACGAATGAAAAGATTCAGGCAACTCAAGATAATCCAGTAGCAATAGTTAGGGTCTATAGAGAAGCAAGCGGTGGAAAGTTTGTTCCAACAGACAGAATGGTTGCTAAAAAAATATCTAATCTTAGAAAATTAAAACCACTTGTCATGAAGATGAATCATGAAGATATGGTCAAGGCCGAATCATCAAAAAAGACTTTACAAGACAAAGTTGCTCAACATAATGAAAAATATGGTAACGTTAATTCAAAGAAAGTAACTCTTTCCATGTTACAACAAGTTTATAACAGAGGGATCGGGGCTTACAGATCAAATCCAGGTTCTGTTCGCCCCAATGTTGCTTCCGCAGAACAGTGGGCTTTTGCAAGGGTAAATGGCTTCTTGCAGGCAGTAAGAACTGGAAGGTTTAAAAGAAAGCCATTTGACACAGACTTATTACCAAAGGGTCACCCTTTGGCAAGTAAGAGCAAAGAATCGGGACTAAAAAAAAATAATTTCCCGAATAAAGAAGGAGGTGTTGAAGTGGCTGAAAATATAGAGGCCCAAGAAGTACTTGATGCCGCCGAAGACCCAAACGAGACAGAAGAAGTAGAGTTTGAAGTAGAAGAGACAGTCGAAGAGGTTGAAGTAGAAGATGCCGATGCCGAACTTGCTCTTGCTAAGGCCGATAGCAACCCAGAAGAGGTTGAGGCTGAAGATACTTCCGACGCAGTACGTCTTGAGAAGGCACTAGGCGAAGTCAAAGATTTAGTAGAGCAAGCAATTGCTAAGTCAGTTTCCTCTAACACTGAGGGAATTAGTGCAGTATCTAACTCAGTTTTAGAGTTAGAAAAGTCAATGCATGACAAAGTTGTTGAGACAGAAAAAAGCATGCACGACATGGAAAAAGCCATGCACGAAATGGAAAAAGGAATGCATGACATGCAAAAAGGAATGCATGACATGACAGAGAGTTTTGCTAGTCTCACTTCTAGAGTAGAGTCTTTAGAAAAAGAGACAGCAATTAAGAAGTCTGGCGAACTAGAATACAGTGCTCCAGAACAACCTATGATGAAAAAGTCATTATGGGGTGGACGTTTCCTCAACTCCGCAGAAATATTTAACTGAATAAAAATATATGAAAGAGAGGTGTAAATAAATGAGCGATATTATTAACAAAGCAGTAACAGATGTTGGTACAGGTGCTATTATCTCCGACGCTGCAAATGACAACATGGAGAACTTAACACTTAACCCATTAACGCAGGCTGGTGGAACACTGCTTGCAGAACAGTCACGTCAATTCCTTGACTATATCTTTGACCAGATGGTACTTGGTAACGACGGACGCAGACAGGTTATGAGAGCAAATACAGCAGAATTTGACAAGATCCAAGTTGGAACTCGTCTTATCCGCAAGGCTTCTCAAGCATCAGAAAACATTTTTGATGCAGGCGCAGGAACGATCGGTTTTGTAAACCGTGGTGCTCAATTCACTAAGGTTGAGATTGTTACTACCAAGTTCCGTCTTGACTACGAACTTTCAACTGAAGGTCTTGAGGACAACATTGAAGGATCAGCACTTGAAGATCACATTGTTCGCCTAATGGCTTCACAGTTCGGTAACGATCTTGAAGACATTGCTATCAATGGTCTTGCTGCACAAGGTACTGCTTCATACGCTGGTACAACTTACCCATTCACACTGGATGGATTCGTTGCACTTGCAGATGGAGCGGCTGGTGGAACACATTTTGGTGCTGCTGCAACAATTACAACAGCATCACAGTTCTTCACAGCAGCAACAACAGCAGGAGCGTTGAAGACTGGCTCAGCAGTAGTATTCTTCGAAAACCTTTACAATGCACTTGGACGTAAGTACAAGGCACGCAGAGGCGATCTGAAGTTCTATGCATCAACAAAGAACGTACAGACTCTACTCACAGATCTCCGCGCACTTGGATCTGGTGGAGTTCCAGAGGACATTGCTTCTGGTGTTCTTCGTGGCACACAACCTCGCGTTGGTGGTCCAGCAGGTATGGTAACATCTATCTACGGTATTCCCGTAATGGAAGTTCCCCTCTACCCAGATCACTATGTCGATCTCACATTCCCACAAAATAGAATTTGGGGATTCCAAAGAGATGTAACAGTTCACCGTGAGTTCAAGCCAAAGAAAGATACAATTGAATATACAGTATTCATTCGTATGGGCGTAAACGTGGAAGAACTTTCCGCACTAGCCAAGGCTAACGCTGTAACAGGCTGATAAATAAATAGAGTAGGGGCTGGTGTAACAACCAGCCCCTTTTCTATTATCAAATGTGTAGTAAAATAGACATGAGGTGCATATAAGTGATTGAATTCTTGAGGTCTGATAATAGTGAAACTCAAATAACATTTACTGCTGCTAGTGGCGTCACGTCCGTCACCTTTGAGGCATATGATTTGGATACCGATGAATTTATTCAGGCTGGCACGGCTGCTTCTGGCGCGTCCTTGGTGTACACAGGAACACTGACCGTAGACTCCTCCGCCTATGATAGAAATATAAAAGTAGAGTTTGTTAGCAGCACAGCATCAGGTGCGAGTGCTACAATAAATTATATTTCGCTGACAAGACCATTTGTTACTGTTTCTAGGGCTAGGTCCATTGCTGATATATCTTCTTCAGAAACAGATGCAACTATTAAAAAGTTGGAAAGA